TGATAAATCACGCGGTAAGCTTCAAAGCTCTCACCAACTACGACCAGAGGATGCTGGATGCACCCCGTTCTGTCCATAAGACGAAAGGTCGCGTAACGAGGTTTCTGTTTCTTACCGCTCATGAAAATCTGCTCTATTCTCTTTTAATGGGACGCGCAAGCGATATTAGCGAATGCCGCGCCGCGCCTTCAAAGCGTCAAAGAGCGCCTTTTGTCCAGTGTGCTTGTTTTTCAGGGCATACCAGCGGTCTTCATCGGTGGTGTCACGAATAAGGGGTATGTGACGGAAGACCCGCTTGGCCTTGTTACCGCTACGGCGAATGCGCCGCAGGAGTTGGTCCCACGTTTCCAGGTTCCACGTGATGCTGTAGTGGGCAAGATGCTGAGCATTGCCTTCTTGGAGATTAAGAGCGTGGGCGATGGCATCCTGCTGTCCCGCCACATAGGCCAATTCGTTGTTGTTCCACGCACGTTCTATCTCCTTATCGTGGGAGGCCTTGCCTATAAAGCGCGGCATATCCTTACCGAACCGTTCCAGCAACCGATCAAGATCGTGTTCAAACTGATACGCAATGAGCAGTGGCTGTCCCTGTAATTCATCGATGAGATCCTCCAGCCAATCGGTCTTGACGTCGTGGATTTTGAGCGTCGTGCGCTTTTTACCGCCAAGGATCGCAGCAACATCATTGTCAACATAGAGACCACCATTGCAGACCTGCCAGAGCTTGCCTCCAGCCGTGGCAGCGTTGGCGGCTGTAACGATGCGCTCGCCGATTTTAGCGACAAGGTCGTCCTCAAGGTTGTCATAAATCTTTCGTGCATTTGCTGGGAGTTCCAAACGCTGCACAACGTCGTTGATCTCGGGGAGTTCAAGATAGTCATCTGCGTCCATGCGAAGGGCGAGGGGCTTAATCCTTTCATATATGGCTTCCTTCGCTCCAACCAGCGGCACCCATTTCCAACCCATGGTGTCTGGATTGTAGAAGTACTTGAACCGATAATGGGTGATGTACTGTCCAAGAGCGTTCCCCAAATCAATTACGAGGCATTGGCCGAAAAGATCAAGGAGACCGTTGGCAGCGGGCGAGCCTGTGAGGCCCCAGCGGCGTGTAAAAGTTCCCAGGACAAGTTTGAGAACTTTAAAGCGAACTCCTCGGGAGTGCTTGAACTTAGTAAGCTCATCAATTGCGAGCGTGTCAAAGGCGAGCTTCGCCCAGCGACGAGCATCGAAGCCTTGACGTCCACCATTACGTACGCCCTTGACGAGCCACTCGAGGCCTTCGGGGTTGATGATGTAGACGTCCGCGTCTTGCTCAAGGAGCTTTTGCTTGTTCGGGCCATGTAGCACCACGTACCTTAGATGGTTGAAGTCTTTCCACTTTTCAATTTCGGCGGGCCATACTTGATAACACGCTTTCAATGGTGCGATAACGAGCATCCGTCTCGCCACCCCTTGCTTCTTTAAGAAACTGAAAGCTGCGAGAGTAATGGAGGTTTTCCTCAAACCGGGGTCCAGCATCAAAATTGCTGCGCCATGCTCTAAGAGGAATTTTACAGCCCTCCGCATATAGGGTAGCGGCGACCACTTCAACGGCGATTGCCGTGAGAGCCTCTTCGACGTTGTTGTGGACTTGGACGACATAACCCAGACTTTCTAGAATTTGATGCCAGTACTCTTGCTTCGGTTCTGGTTCCCACGCTTGCCATTTAAACTCAATGAAGAGAGGCTGACCATACGGTATAAGAAACAGATCGTCAGGTCTGCCTGTGTCGCTACCAGCCACCAGCTTTATTGGGATGCTGGGGACTAGTAGCGTTTCCAGAGCCTTCTTAACTACTGGGCTTTCAATCCTTGCTTTTTCTTGCCTCATCCGCCCAGTCCTGCAACGCTTCGAGAATTGTGCTTACTGGCTCCGTTGCTGCGACGCGTACCATGTGGCGCGGCCCAGCAATTCCTAGAGTAGCTACAGCTAGCACGTGAGATTTAGATATGGGGTCTTCCCAGTCTATCAGAATTTGCATGGGCCACCTTTTGCTTTAGAAAACGGACACCACCCGCACTTGTCGTTCGGAGTGGGAGCAAACCGCTTGTCTTTGAACATGGGAACCACGCGCTTAGTCCAGTCGCGCTGAATAGCTCCAAGCTCAGCAGCCGTGTAAACGCGCTGAACCTCATTGTCCTCAGGGTCAGCGTCTGTGTACCAAAGGCGGGTGTCTACTTCGGTAACGAACGGGAAGCGTCTAAAGCCTGCCAAAGCAAAGAGTTCGATCTGCTCCTCGTTGGCGTAGTATTTCTTGCCGGTCTTCCAATCGCCTAGCAGCAGAGTATCGTCGTCGTAAAGCTGGCGCACATCGGTCTTGGCGCGAAACCATACGTCATCACCAAACCAGCCTTCACGGCCAATCCATTCCCAGTCGATGCGGAAGCCCCAGTTCTCCTCCGCTACAGCCTTGGCCTTGCGTAGAAAGTTGAGCTGCTCCTTGACACCAATTAGGTCTGTGGGAATTTTGCTGATAACGCCCTTGACGTACTCCTCCGCCGCCTTGTGAATGATGTTGCCGCGCTGCATGGCAGGTGAGCCGGGGTCAGGACGTCGCTCAATGTGTTTGTACTTGAACTTGGCCGGACACTGCTTGTAGTCAGCGTATCGGCTGTACGACCACGCGGTTACTAGGGGCGCTGGCATTAGCGAAGCCTCCAATCACGAGTCTGGCAAATCTTAACAAGATGCTCTGCTTGGCAACGGGCGTCGTCCAGCGCGTTATGGTACGTGCCGGTGCGCTCTAGCTTGATACCGGGATACTGGTTCTTCACGGTGCGGTAGCAGCGCTCATTCCAGAATTTGTAGTAAGGCGCGATACCTACCGCGTCGTACGCACACGCAAGCAGTGGGTTATCAAAGTTAGCGCCGTTGCCCCAAATGCTGACCGTGTCAGGAAACTGCTGGAGCCAGAAGTTGAAGCTAGTTAGCGCGACACTTAGCATCAGTGCGTTGGGGTCAGTTAAAACTTTACGCGCTTCTTCTGACTGATCCTTCCACCACTCTTCGGTTTTGGGACAGACCTTGAGACCATGCTCCTTACAGCTATCTTGCCTAATTGCGGCGTAAAATCCCTCCTCTGCAACCTCGAACTCATCAAACGCCACCGCGCCGATGCTTAAGATAACGCTGCCGGGAACGGTGCCAAGCGTCTCGAGATCAACCATCACATTTTGCATAATCAATCCTTATATGTTTTGATGTCAGCCCAGTTCAGGCCGGTTTTACCATCGGTGAGCATCGGTACGTCGGACTCAATGCTTTCCATGGATTCTTTCAGCACTGCCATTTCTTGCTTGTAGTAGCTTTTAGGAGCGCTGACGTTAATTTCATCGTAAACTGTGACGAGGAAACGTCCCTGCTTCTTCGGGTGACGATGATATCGTAAGATGGCTTCCTTGGTTGCGTCAGCAGCGCTACCTTGGATTACGTAGTTAAGAAGCTTGTACTCATAGGTCATCTCCCGACCAAAGCGTTTGTCGTACCTTGGCGCTTCAGTGAAATACTGCCTACCGCCCCATGTGATGATAGGCTCGCCTTCCTTGGCAAGCGCGACGATTTGCTTGGAAAGATCTTTTACTCCCGGAAGCGCTCTTCCATGCGCCGCCAGTAACTCTTTGGCAACATCGATGGAGACGTGGAGAGCGCTAGCTGTTGCTGGAGCGCCTCCTCCATAAATTCTTCGAAAGTTCGTAATCTTGACCTGCGTACGGTGATAGCGTAAACCGGCGATGTCTTCAATAAGCTGTCGTACGTGATCGTGTACGTCCATCCTCGGATTTTCTTGGTAAGCGCGCATGAGCGCCGCATCTTCGAAATGTCCAAGGAAACGTAGTTCTTGGCCGTTATAGTCGCGATGACAAAAGACACCCCCAGCATCCGCAAGAATATACTTACGAACAAGAGGCAACTCCGGTATAGAACGTAAAAACGCGGGATGCTCATAGTCGTCGTCCTTGTCATGCCAGCTTTTGCTTATGTTGAGGAAGTTGGGGTTACTCGTACTAGGGCGTCCCGTTCTTGTGCCGCTAACATCATTTGTGCGATTTCCCCGTATTTGGTTCCAGTTGGTGCTGATATGACCATCTGGTCGGGCGCTGGCTTGTCGCTGCCATGGGAGCATGAACATTTTGAGGCAGGTGTTGAGTCGGTTGCGATACCCGAATACACTGGCAACACGAGGGTCGCTGTACATGGAGGGAAGGAGGTTCTTTTTACTGACGCTTCGCTTTCCTGTTGCAGTAAGAGCCCAATCTTCGTCCTTGATAATCGAGGATCGCGCAAGAGCTTCTGCGACCTCCGCATCAGAGTCCAAATTAAGACCCGGCGCTTTAAGTCTTTTACGTAGCCAAGCATCCGCTTGCTCCACGGCTGCGAGATATAGCTTGCTGTCCTGCCG